AGCTGTAGAAATATTTTGAGGATTACTTAATATATTCACAGCTTCTGATTTAATTTGATTTAAACTTAGATTTTTAAAATTCTTGTAAGTGTTAATAGACTTGATAGCTGTACTCATAAATCCACCGAAGCTATCAAAGGTATTGCCGCTGCTGAGATCGCCGAAGATACTTTCTAATCCATCTAGTACACCACCGTCACCTGTAAGTGTAGCAACCCCACCACCTTGAACACTTAACGGACTTGGAACAGCATCATAGTGTAATGTAGCGAAACCCTTGGGAGTATTTTTTTTCACAGTTCCTGTACTATACTGTACTGCTTCATATTCAAGTGTCATTGTGTTTTCATTAAACTCGCTGGCACTGTAATCCATATTGCCGTGGCTCCAAGATTTAATCCTTGGATTTACTAGAGTATACCCGTTAAATCTTCTACGACTCATTGTGTAGATACTGATTGATTTAAAGAATGGAGTTGACACTTGATTGTCAAGACCGTATCTGAAGTTGTCTTGTGGAGTATCTGGAACACGATATTTTGTCGCAGACCAAGCAGCATTTGGCTGCTGACGATCAGCAATATAGTAACCGTAGTAAAGTGCCCAAAGAGCATTTACAATCCCGTTACTGTCATCGTGCATTGTAATACTAATAGGATCGTAATTGATGCCTTTGTAGATAATCTTTTTTCTGTTATATTGATTTTTAACAACACTGTCAAATGTAAACTTTGGAAGTTCTGCTGATTTAATCAACATATTGAATTCTTCTTGATGCCGGCCGGTGTAGGCCTGTGCTTTGACCGCAGCCGTATCTAATTCAAATCGTGCATAATATAAAAACTTAGTACGTGGACTAAGTCTATACGATTCGTCGATGAATAAACGAGTGGCGTGTTGCCAATTGGAGACTAATCCTTTAGGATTTAAGACTCCCTTAGCAGCACCTTGCAGAAATTGTGTAAAGTAATTGGCCATACAAATATTTATGCCACAAAAAAACCCAGGTTTAATCCTGGGTTTGTTTGATTAAAGCTGTTTAGCCCTGTGCGCCTAATGCGCCTGTTATGGCTTCTGTAGCTACTTGACGACCAACTGCTGCGCCAATACCGCCAGCGATACTTGAAGCTGTCTGTCCAGCTGCCCACTGTTCCATATTGTCAAAGCGGATTGTCAATGCAACTGTTGCTGCTTCGTTTGTACCATAGTTCAAATCACCGTAGTCGGCGTTCTGTACAAAGCAACCATATAGATTGATAGTTTCTAGTACGTTTGGTGTTAGGGTTCCATTACCACCGTCTAGTACTTCGATACGCATTGTAAACTTGTAATCGATACCAGAACGTGCAGAAGCCTGTTCCATAAAGTCAAATTGTTTCTGGATCTGTTGACCAACTAGTGCTTGTACTTGACCGCTTGCATCATCACGCAATGTTAGTGTGATAGTTTCAAAGCTGTACTTACCAGCTAGATATACTTTTGAGTTGTATACGTCCAACGGCATTTCTTCAAAACTTACTTTTGGTCTTGTTACATCTGATACTTGCTTTGTTAGTTCCGTTGCGGCAGCAACACCAAAACCTAATAGTGTCACTCTAAAGCGATACTTTAGTTTTGGCATTAGCAACACTTGGTTGCTAACTGACCCGTTAGACGGAACTGTAAAGTTGTTTAATGAGGTAATTGGCATTTTTAAATTTCTCCTGTGTTCTTGACACGTAATGGAATGTAAATGAACTCTACAGCTTTTACAGGACTAATTGCAATGTCTACCCATAGCTCATTACGATCAATTCTGCTTGCAGTATTGTTAGACTCATCACAAACAACTGCGAAGTCATATAGTGCTCTTAATCCGACCAACTCTAACAACAAGCTCTCTACTGATTGTTTGATTTCGTCACGTGTGATCTTGTCATTTGGTTCAAAGATGTACGGACGAGCAAGTTTGTTTAGTTGGCTACGTAGGTAAACAACTAGACGTGCTACGTTAATACGATCTAATGCTGAAGCATTTGGATCACGTGTTTTCTGACCGTAGTTAACTAGACCAACACCGTTAAAGAATGCGATCGGGTTAATTTTCAAGTCATACAATGTGTCGCGTTGACCGTTGTTCAATGCTACTGTTTGGAATTCGCCGCTCATTGTATCAATGTAACCAACTGCCGTTGCGTTAGTAATGTTACCGCGACGTGTTCCTGCTGGTGCAAACCAAGGATAACTTACGTTGTCGCTTAGTGTAATTGTTTTCAACATCATATGGCTAGCTGGAACAACTGCATTGTAGCCGCCTAAGTCTGTTGTGAAACCGTTTGGATAGAAAACAGCCAAGTAGTTATCGTATGTTACGATACCGTTGTCACCGTTATCTGTTACTAGATTTTGGTTTGTACCCCAAGTTGTTAAACTTGTTGCATCAGCTTCTAGACGTAATGGTGTATCACCAACTACGAATGCTGTTAAACCGCGATCGATGTTCAAGTTAACAAGATTGCTCATTAGCTCTGGATATCCAGGAGCAGCAATAATGTTAAAGTTACGTCTTTCTTCATCACGGATCTCTGAGCTTGTGTCAACAACACTCTTCAACTTGCTTACAACGATTGAACGCTGTGCGTGACGTAGGAATGAACCCGAACCGTCTTCGTTGTTTGGTGAAGCTGTTACCCAACGATCGTATAGTTTTGCTATCTCTGCATCGGTTTTACCTTGTGCATAGTCAGCTTGTTGTTCACCACTCATTCTTAGGTTCTTACCTGTTGAATTTAGATAGCTATTGTGATATTGTTTTACGTTGCCACCGCTACGACGTGTGTTCCATAACAACATACCCTTTGGATATAAGTCTGGATCTGGACAATCAAAGTCAACATAGTCAACATTTAATAGGTCTTTGATAGAAGCCATAACGTTACCTGTTGCTCCTGTCAATCCCCAACGTGCATCGCCGAATAAAACTCCTGATTCTGTTGTTTGATCAGCACTGTCAACTAGAACCCATTTGCTGTTTACACGACGATAAATCTGTGGATAATTTTCAACTGGTGCTGTGCTAATCCATAGGTCGTTTTCGACAACATTGGTTACACCGTCTGGTTGCTTAGTTGGTGCTGTTGCTGAAATGATTGGGCCGTTTGTTGCGGCATATACCTGTTTGTAACCCTTCCAACGTGTACCGTTGTGGATCATAATGTCGACTTCACCAACTGTTGGATTATACCATAGTTGACCATCTTGTGGCTCGCTTAATGGGGCATCCATCATAGCAACAAAGTTTTCGCTTGCTAGTGGTCTCCAACCTGAAACTAGATATGTGTAGTTTGCGCCAGCTGGAGCATCGTACATATTTGCTGTACCAGTACCTGTATATACATTTGATGCAGCACCGTAGATAGCACCAAAAATACCGCTAGTATCAGTAATGCGGATTTCACCGCCTGCTGTATGAGTCAGCGTTAATGACATATTGTCATTGACTGCTGCAACCACGTGATTTAAACCTAGACCAGTTATTTCGTTGTAGGCAGCACTGTTAATCGCTGCTGCAATCTTGTCCATATCACCACTGATATTACCACTGCCTGCACCAAGTGCTGCTGTAGTGATTGTAACTGTGTTTAGTGTATTAAGACCTGCAACAGATTCGCTAATGGTGAATGTCTTTGCAGTTGCACCAGCGAAACCAGTTGTCTTTGCCGCTGAAGTTACTGATGTAGCACCTTTTGCAGCTCTACGCCAGAATCTAAATGTTGCTGACCCAGGCTCTGTGTTTAGTCCTGTGTATTCTGCTGCATTTGTCTGTACAAACAAACTGTCTGCTGGAATATTTACACCACCGCCTGCGCGATCGAGTGCATAGTCAGCTGCGTGTGTGCTAGAATAAAGTGGTGCAAGTATCGGAGTCCAAACTTTAGTCACTGTACTCCATTTCTTAACACTGATGTTAGCACCTAGGTTAGGTGATGTAGTCTTGATCCATACAGAACCAGTTGGACGAGTTTTACCTGTGTCATCTGATTTCCATTCTGGAACTTGTGTATGTGGAGTTTGTTGTAGTTTCGGAGCAAGATATGTACCTGCCGTAATACCTAATACTGACCAATTATAAGCAGATACGTTTTCTAGGCTCAATGCATCATTAACTGTTGAGTCTTGATCATTCTTACCACTGAAATAGATGTACAGCTTTTCACTTGAACTTACATACCCATAGATGCCTTGAGAATTTAGAGGAGTAAATCCAGCTTGTAAACTAGCTAATAATGCTGCCCGTGTAACACCACTTAGTGTGATAGTGTTTCCGTTAATCTTATATTGTTGTCCAGCTGCGATTGTTGTTGCAATCTTTGTGCTAGAATAAACTGTAGGATGACTAGCTGTCCAAGCTTCGCTACCCACTAAAACCCAGGCACTTCCTGATGGATGGCTTGCTGGTCTCTTGTACCAG